GCGGACTTCTTCGCGGCGACGGCATCATAGCTGCGCGCGCCGCTGGCGGAGCAGTCAATATCGCAGATGGACTTTGCGCCGAGAATGCCGTTGATGACTTCGGCCTTCGCCGCCATGACGGCCTGCACCGTGCTGGTATGCGACCATCCGGGCGCGATAATGAGGTCGGGCGTGGTGCTGACGGTTGCCATGCAAAGGTCGATGGCTTCGATGCCCTTGACGATGTCATCATCGTCGATGTCGGCGGTCTTGATCTTGTCGTAGCTGATATACAGCTTGGTCGCGGCCTTGGCTGCGCCGTCCTCGATCGTCTCGACGATAAGGTTGCCGTTCGAGTAGTACGCGGCATAGTCCGTGTCTTTGACAAGCGGCGATTCGGACGAAGATGCCGTCTTGACAACGAGACTGGACAGGATCGCGTCGAACGGCAGCTTTGCCTGCTTGCCGGAAAGGGTGACTTCCGCGCCCGCGACGGCCTCCTTGTTGGTGCTCGGATCAAGCACGTTGCAGAAGATGATTGGCTGACGCTGGAACAGCTTGAAATGCGAGTACATGACTTCGCAGATCGTGTAGGTCTTCCAGTCGTCGGAATAGCCCAGCTTCTTTACCGCGTCTTCCCAGTCGGTGCAAAGCACCGGGGTAAAGAGCGCGGCCGGGGATTCTGCGGAGTGAACCGGTGCTGTGCCGACAACGAACGGCACACCGGATTCAGCGACAACGGGCGTCGAAACGCTCGTTTTCTGCTCCCGCACATATACGCCATGCTTCAATGGTTACTCCTCCTTCTTTCTCCGGTCTGTCAGCTTGTGATAATTCACATAGAGCAGATTACCGGGTGTTTTGACTTTGATTCTTGCCTCGGATACTTGATCGCCGGGGATAACCAGCGTGGCAATCAGCGGATATTTCTCAACCGCTGCCGAGATCTGCGCGAGCGCGTCCTGCTTGTCACCGTACAGAATACGCGCCTGCTGGATCGTGCCGACGATGCTCGGCCCGATGTACATATAAAAGCCGGCGCTTTTCGCACCGGCCTTGCCTTTGGCTTTTACCATGCAAATGCCTCCCTGTTGACACTGGGGATTTTCCATACCGACACCAGCTCCGCGCAGAAGTACGGTGCGGTGTTGTCGGTGTAGTAGAGTGTGGACATCTTCTGTGAAAGATCCAGCGCAAACTGCTTGGCGATTACGCCGTGCATCAGAAGCTCTTGACGGAAATGCTCGACCGTCGTAAGCAGCCGCAGCGCACCTTCCTGATCGTCTTCGCCGTACACGCAGAAAAGAGAGCGGACCTCAACGCTGCTGTCCGTCGGCTCGCCGGGCTTCTGCTCATCTTCACCAGTGACGATCTGATGCAGAATGTACGGCGCTTTCGAGGTCGCGGATTTGACATCGGGCAGACGCTGGCGGTAGACCAGCGGCGGGCGCTCGGCAGGTTCTTCCTCGTCGCCCTTCTGCCGCCGCACGGGAAGGAGCGTTTCGCGCATGACCTCATTCGTGAAGCTCGTGAGCGCGTCCAGTAAATTCAGCCGTGTCATACCGGCACCCATCCTTTCACAATCGCATCAACCTCATGTATCAGTCTTTCCTCAAACTTGTCCATTGCCTGATCTGTAAGACTTTCAGCCACGTCCTCACCGCCTACCATTTGGGGAACAGACGAACCCATGATTTCCTTGATCGCTGCGCCACCGTTGGCCATCCTCCCGCCGGTCCGCTCAAAAATACCCGTATGAGTCTTGCCACCGGTTCCTGCTTTGACTGTGGCAACAAAGGCGTTATCAAACTTAAACGGAGCTGTTGAAAGAAGCTGATGACCAGCCGCGGCAATGCCCGGATGAACCGGACGAAGATTGCCGTTGACAATGGCCATGACGGTCTTATCGGGATTGACCGTTGGTTGGCTCGGTGATGCGCCGCCATAGCGGAATAGGGGGATTTTGTTGCCACGAAATGAGATTTTTGCTTCTACGCCGTTGAAATAGCGATAGCTAACCTTGATGTTCTGCTCCGCGCGAATAGCTTTTCGGGAAATGTCGTATTTTTTTCGAATCTCTCTCGTGCTTTGCGTCCGAAGATACGCGGTTGCGCGAGCCATCGCTCGCTTCATTGCTGATTCCATGCCACCCGGAAACTCTGCAAGCCTTTGCTCAGCCTCCTGCAACACCTCTGGTGATACAATAGCTACACGACAGGAAAAGCTATCCGAGTACGGGTTGAAGTACGCTTTGGAATACTTGCTCATTCGTTGAACGCCTCCAGTTCCACGCGAAGCAGGCCCAGCTCGCAGACCGACGAGGCAACGTAGAAGCGTCGGAAGAAAGTGGCGTCATCGGGATCGCTGATCTCCATGCGCGTCCCTTTCTCCGGTTGGTTGCCGCCTAGATCCTGAATCCTGCAATGCAGCACGGACGAAACGAGGAACAGTCCCTGAATATGATCGCTCATAAGCTGGCGGCGGTCTTTCTCTTTCAGCCCGGACAGCACGACCGGAATACCGGCGTGATCCTCGCCGTCGTAGGTCACGCCGTCGTAGACCACGATCCGCTTCTCCGCAAACTCGTCAAGGTTCATAAAGGTCCGCGCGTTGTCACGCGCGACCATATCCTTGAATTTGCTCATACCACCGGCGCGTCGGCGCTCAGCTCCGGAAGATCGTCCTCGCTGATTTCCTCGCCCGGCTCGACGGGCACAGCGGCGATTGCCGCAATCAGGTCATCTTTCTTGCGGAGCTTTGCCGTTTCAATGCCAAGCTCGGCGGCAAGCTCTTTGAGCTGTGCCACCGTCATTTCCTGCAACTGCTCCGCGTCGAGATGGGCTTCTGCGTCGCTCTCTGCGCCGTTTTCTTCGCTGGGCATATCGGCGCAGGGGGTGTCGCCGCTTTCGACCGTGCTGCCGCTTGCAACAGGCGCTTCGTCTGCTTCGCGGACGATCGCTGCGACGCCGAGTGCGACGAGGCGCCTTGCTTCGGCTTCATCCACCTCGCAGATGCCGCCGCGCTCAACGAGCTTCGGCATGGCGTCCTTGGTCTTACGCCAGCCGTAGGAACCGCTGATAATTTCAATTTTCATGCCGTACTCCTTTCACGCGCCGATCAGGCCACGACGTTTGCCGCGTAGATGTACGGGCAGTAGTTTTTCGGCGCAGCCAGCGGACGGGCAGCCAAGCGCAGCTTACGTCTGTCGTTGGGCTGGTCGAGAACAAACTTCGGGACGCGCTTCGCAACGTAGGTGGAGAAGTCGGTCGAGCCGTAATCAATCTGCGTGATCTGGCCGTACATCATGTGACCGCAGTCGGGAGCTGTGACCATTGCAGAGGTCGCGGGGAAGTACCGCTGCTCCGCACCGCTGTCATCGACATAGGTTTCGTCCACGCAAATCACGTTGAGGCGGAAACCGCCGAAGTTCAGCGTACCCATATAGGTAACGCCGTCATAGGGGCTGAGCTGCTGATCAATCGTGCCGATGATGATGCCGCTGTTGCGGTCGAGCAGGGACTTGACGTCCGTGAGAGCGAGGATCGCGTCTGCAACGTCGGAGCCGATCACGAGGTCTGCTGCCCGGAGGCCACGCTTGGACAGCTTGCGGCACATATTCTTCACGTCGGAGAAGAACGCCGCACCCTTTTCGTCAGTTGCGTTCCACTTGGTGCTGACGGTGTAGGCGTGATCGCTCGTCGTGTCATAAAACTGCACATACAGCTTTTCACCTTCGGTCTTATCGTCGATGTACGACTGCATCGTGCAGGAGTTGTTGATCATGGTCTGGACGGCCATCCACTCTTCACGACGGGTGATGCGAATGTCCATATCGGAAAGATCGTCACGCTGCAGGCGGGCGGCGCGCTGGGCCGGGGTGCTGTTGGCATAGATGGCTTCGCCGAAGCCGCGCTTACGCAGATCGTCCTGCGTCAGCAGACGAGAAGGCGCGATGAACGCGGGCTGGTATTCGTGGATCTCAAAGCCCCGGCGTTCCATCGGAATATCACCGGCGCGGGAAGACACGAACGCCGCCATCTTGCGGTCGCCCTTGCGGTACTCGGTCAGCACCTTGTCGGAAGCGAAGATGTCGTCATCGCCCGTCGGGAAGTAGCGATCTTTGAAGAACGTCTGCCGAGGCACGATTTCTTCAGTAATCGCCATCAGGATATAGGTATCAAAGAAGTTCAGTTCTGCACTCATAGTTGACTCCCTCCTTAGTTGGCAGCAGCAGCGTCCTTGAAGACGATGCCGCGCATACGCAGATTGTCCTTGTCGGTCTGAGAAATGGTATAGCTTTCGGCTACAGTCACCTTGTCGGGGTCGAAGCAGCCGGCGGTGTAGACCGCAACATTTTCGTCGGCAGCAGTGCCAACCTCAACGTCATCGCAGAGGACGCAGTCCGGCGTCAGCGTTTCGTTGTTTGCAGCAGTGGAGCCGAGGATCACCAGCTTGCCATCACCGGCTGTGCCATAGGATTTGGCAAGGATCGTGCCGCGCTTAAGCGTGACCGCAGAAGTGGTCTGCTTGCGGATGGTGCCGCCGCGTACCTGCACGGCAGGCACAACGTCTGTGAACAGACCGTCGAAATTCATCTCACCGAGTTTCTTGCTCAGGTTCGTCATAGCTTAGCCCTCCTTCTTGCCGAACAGCGCAGAAACCTTGGCCCTTGCATCGGCCAGCCGCGCTTCCGGGGTCTTCTTCGCGTCATCGTCTTCTTCCGCTTCCTCAGCAGGGGGAGGCGTTGCGCCAACGTCTTCGGCGTTGGACTCGTCGGCATCGTCCTTGAGGTCGGACAGGAATTTCTTGCCCTGCTTTGCGCGCTTCTTCGCGTCAGCCATCACCAGATCGGCGGCGGTGCAAGGCTTTTCGCCGTACTTGGCTTCGCGCACGTCGGCAGGATCGAGCAGGCTGGCGACTTCGTCAATTTCCTGCATCCGTTCCCGTTCGGCCTGAACCGCCGCATTGACCGCTTCGGTGTGATCGACAGCGGCCCGTGCAGCAGCTTCAGCCTGAGCAATTTCGTCCGGGTATTTTGCCCGGAGCTCTTCCAGTGTCATAGAGTTTCCTCCTTCTTCGCCGGGATTCTCCGGCTTGTTTTTATTCGCCTCAACCGGGGCCGCTGCCTCGGAATCGACCGTAGGAATGTTGTCCGGGGCAAACATGCCCGGAGCGAGGTGAAACTGCTTGCCGCGCACGAACAGGCTGCGCCCATCCGCGCTGGCGGCGATACCGACAGGCTCGGCATCTTCAATCAGTTCATCCGCGAAGCCCTTTTCGATGGCCTCACGACCTGTCATGTAGGTTGTATCTGCCATCATGTGCATGATGACTGTTTCGGAAAGCCCGGTTTTTCGCTTGTAGACCTCGGACTGCATCTTATCCCATGCGTCCTGCTGCGTAGCCTGCTCCCGCAGCTCATCGGCGTTATAGCCGCCGAAAAGAAACTGCCAGCACTTGTGAATCATAATGATGCTGGACGGATTGACCTTGACCGTATCGCAGGCGCACATGATGATGCTGCCGCCCGACATGGCTACGCCGTCCACAATACAGGTGAGCTTTGCACCGCTTCGGGAAAGCTCGCGCAGCCGGTTATGAATCATGTTCGAGGCCCCGGCGTCGCCGCCGTAGCTGTTCATGCGGATTGTGATGTTCTTGCAGGAAGAAATCTGCTTGAGGTCCTCCAAAAACTCGCTGAGCAGAATGTACTGCCCCTCGATGGGTTCGCCCCACCAGTTTGTCGGCTGCTGCTCATAGATGTCGCCATACATGGTGATCTCGGCCGAGCTGCCAGATTCATCCGTAGTGGCCATGGTATAGACCTTTTTGCTGATCGAAATAGCCGGCGCATTTTTCATTTTCATGCCCGATTCCTCCTTCACTCTTCACCGCTCGCAGGCGGTGTGTTTTCTGCTGGCTGCTGTACGCTCCCGATGGCTGCGAGCAATTCATTTTCACGCGCAAGCTGATCGACATTTTCTTCCCAGTCGCCGCCAGACATTTCGCGCGTGACCTGATCGTTCGTCTTGATGGCGCGGTTGGTCAGCATCAGAGCGGCCTCGGCCTCCTTCTTCGGGTCGAGGGAACCCTGAACGGGGCCAATCCAGCGAGCGCCGCACCACGCCTCGCGCAAGAGCGGATCTGCGTGGAAGCCCGGAGCATTGATGCGTCCGAGCGCAACAGCTTCGGCCATGAACAGCTCGTAGATCGGCTGGCAGAAGTCGTTCACGAACCAAGACCGGCGCATTTTGAACGCTTCCCATGCTTCCAGCAGCGCACCGCGGCTTGCAGAGTAGGAGCTGTTGAATTCCTTGATGAGTACGTCATAAGGCAGTTCCAACGCCGAGCCGACCAAGCGGCAAATTGTCTTCACGAACGTCTCAAACCCTGCGGTCGGGATGTTCGGACTGCCAAAGTTGACTTTCTCGCCGGGAGCAAGGTGCGTTACCGTACCCGGCCCCATTTCGTACTCGTTGGGATCGTCGGAGATATTGCTTGCACCAGCACCATCCGGGCTGGCAGTCGGAACGTCGGCAATGTCTCCTGTGCCGACTTCATTGAATGGCGTACCGGACGGATCGGTTTCCGTTTCAATCCATGCCGTAAAGAAGCTCTGCACCAGCGCCGCCATCAGCTCCGATTCCGTGTAGCGGCGAAGCTGCAGCAGCGGCTCAATAACCTGTGACAGATACGGAACGCCGCGGTACTGATCGGGGCGCTCGCTGTCCATGATGTGCAGGATATTCGGCAGGCCGGTGCGCTCACCGTAGGCCGGGACGCGCGTCCATTCCTGTTTCTCGGTCGTGATCTGGTGCGGATAGGTGTTGCTGATGTAATAGGCAACGACGCGGCCGTTTTTGTCGACCTCCACGCCGTCGAAAACGCGGTGACCAGCGCCGGGCTTCCCATCCGGAACGACGGCATCCATGAAGCCGCCGTAGGTGTAGCCTCCGCTGAAGTTGGTAGGTGTGGAAACGCGGTCTGCTTCAATGACGTGCAGCCGCATAGAATAGGGATTCAGCGGCGCCGCCGGGTAACGCTTCACCAGGACAAACACGTCTCCGGACATGAGCCACGATTTGAGCGCGAGCTGCTGCAGCGCCATGAAGTTGTTCAGGCCGAGCGCGTCGCAGTTCTGCTTTTTACCGCCCCAGAGCCGAAATTCCATCTCGGCTTTGTGCTGCCACTCTTTTGCCGCCTCCGGAGAAAGCCCCAGCAGGTCGCGGTCGACGGTCGCTTTCAGCGTCAAGCCTGTGCCGACAACCTTTGTGCGGTTGGTGTTGATGGCGCTCGTGGCCACGGGCGACGCCATATAAAGCATTCTCGACCGCTGGCGCAGCGTGGCATTGTTGCGGTTAATATCCTCGTTGGGCGAACCGCTGTCCGGGGTAAATCCCTTGAGCGCGCGCCGGGTGACGCTCGCGCCGGCTTCGCTATAGCCCTTGGCATACGGAGCAGCGCTCCGGCTGTGATTTCTCTTGCTCAATGCTTTCGCCTCCTGTGAAATAGAAAACGGACACTCTGGCGGCGAAAGGAGAAAACTCCGCCAGAGCGCCCGTGCAAAAGCCCTTTCGGGCGAATTGCTGTATTTAGCATTTTCGTGACCTCACGAAAATGCTCACCAATCGCGGGGGATGACGCCGAATGCCTTGCGGCGCTTGCTGCCGTTCAGCTCCGAGGTCAGTTGATCGATCTCGTTCTCCATCTGCTTAATTTCCTCAGACAGCGCCGGGAGATCAAAACGGGTGAGCTGCCTGTCATCGATCATGTAGGATTTTACGCCGCCGTCTACCAGCGCCGTGTATGCGTCGTAGAGCTTTTCAAGCGCCGCTTCGCGGAACGCAAGCCGCTTCTCAATGATGATTCTGCTTGCCATAAAACACGCTCCTTACCAATCGTCGTAGTATTTCTGCCTGCCGCGCTGCGCCGTGCGGCGCTTCGGCGGTGTGATGTTCGCCGAGGGCGGAGCAGGCACACGGACACCGGAGGCGGCCTTGATCTGGCGGTCAATCTCATCAAGATTCTTGGGCAGAGCCTTGAACGCGGCCAGCGCGTAGTTGCGGCAGTCCAAAGGCTCGTTGCGCTCGTGTCCGGGAATCTTCTTCCACGACCACGGCTGCTTCTTATTCGGATCATAAACCTTCGTTTCCGACAGCAGCCCCGCAAAATAGGCGCTACCGTAATCGTCGCGCTTCGGGAAATGGCAATATTTCTGTCCGGGCGTCTGTACGCGCAGATTATCCATGATGATTTCCTTTCCGGAATCGACGCCGAGCTGATATTGCCAGCAGGTGCCGACAGCGATCTGATTGACGAAGATCTTCTGCTTTTTCGGCGGCGAGATATAGGGCTTATCCTGTCCTGGCATACCTTTGATGCAGAATACCTTCTTGCTGATTCTG